TTCTCGGGATCGGCGCCGCACTCGCGCTCGCCATGATCACCGCGGCCCGCACGGTCACGAAGTGACCACCCACATCAACCCGACACCGTAAGGAGGCCCACCGTGGCCACAAGCACAACGAAGACCAAGCCCGCCTCGGCCGCCGCCGCCGAGCCGACCGACATCGAGTACGACTTCGACGCGTGGAACGAAGATGCTGAGACGGCGGCGATCGCGAAGATCGCGCCCGAGGTGAAGTACATCATCGTCGAGCGCACGTTCGTCGGGAAGTTCTTCGACGGCACGATCGTGAAGGCCACCCTCGCGCTCACGCTCGAAGACGTCGATGCACTGCAGGTGGAGTACGGCAACGAGATCGACCAGTTCCGGTCGCTGATCCAGGTCGTTGGTGGCGAGGAGAACGTCGCGGCCCTGAGTAAGCAGGACATCGCCGACGTCGCGCAGATGGCGATGAAGTACTTCAACGTCATCCAGCGGATCCAGGGAGCCACCCGCCCGGAATGATTGCCGTCGCCCGGCTCATCCGCGAGCACCGCGGCGCCGTCACGCGCACCATGCGCGAGAACTTCGGTGTAGGTCTCACGGACCTGGGCGACGGCCTCACCTGGGGAGAAGCGCACACCCTGCTTGTCGAGGCAGCGGCCGACCCGAGCACTGCGCTCGGCGCGAAGCTCGCCGGATGGGCGTATCCCGCGTCCATACCGCAGCTGCTCGTGCTCATCGCCCATACAGGCAAGGCGTCGAAGAAGGTCATGCCGTGGGCGCTCAAGGTGCCCCGCGCGGAAGACCAGGCCACACCCGATGAGGTGGCAGCCGCGCAGGCGGATCTCGAGGACGGCATCGTTTTCGCCAGCTGACCGGGGGAGGTGCCATGTCGTCCGAGGTCGGCTCCGGTCACGTCAGCATCTTCCCCGTGATGACGGGGTTCAAGTCCCGCGTCACCCGCGGCACGCAGGAGGCCGGCGCTGCTGGGGCGAAGACCTTCGACCGAGGGTTCAAGGGTGCGGGCGCGACTGCCGGGCGCACGCTCGGCCGAGACCTCAAGAGCGCGCTCTCCCAGTCAGCGGCGGACCTCGGCGCAGCTGAGGTGTCGAAGTTCACCGGTGAGGTAGCGGCCGCGTCGAACGCTCTCGCGAAGGCCCGCCTGAAGCAGCAGGACGACGCTGGACGCGTCCGTGTTGCCGAGGCGCGTCTCGCTGAGGCTATCGAGAAGTCGGGCGCCGAGTCGGCCCAGGCCGTCGCCGCCGAGGAGCGCCTGGCATCCGCGCGCCGCGTCTCCGCCGCGACGACCGAGGCCATGGCTTCGGCGACGGCCCGACTGAAGGCGGCGCAGGAGGGCCTGCGCGGCGCTCAGGCCGCGGTCGCTGCCACGTCCATCGCGGCATCCGGCGGTGTCCGTCAGATGCTCGCGAACTTCCGATCGGGCTTCACCGACGCCCGCGCTGCGCAGTCCGCCTTCAGCGGCGTCACCGGCTCGCTGGGCGGCCTCACTCGCGCATTGCTGGACGTCACAGGGTTCACGTTCCTCGGACGCCTGGCGCGCGCTGGGGCGCAGCAGGCGGCATCCGCTTTCACGTCGCTCGCGACGATGATCGGCGGCCAGCTCGCTAAGGCATCGAACCTGACCCGGGCGTGGGTGTCCAGTGTCGGCTCGATCGTCCGCGGTGCACTCGCACCGTACGCGCAGTACGCGGCCGCGGCGGGGACGCTGCTCGCATCCCCGTTCGTGCGGCTCGGCTCCCGCGTCTCGTCCTACCTGAGCCCGGTCACCACGCAGGTACGGGCCGCGCTGACGAAGGCAGCGGCGTTCGCGGGTCCGGCAGCTTCTCAGCTGGTTAGCACCTTCCGGTCGGGTCTATCTGGACTCGGCTCGGCTGCGAAGTCGGCGTTCAGCGCGGTCGTCTCGGCTGCGTCGAGCGCGTCACGCGCTGCGGGGTCCGCCCTCGGATCCGGGATTCAGTCTGCCGCGACCGCCGCCGTCACCGTCGCGGCGGCCGGAATCGGTGTGGCGTTCGGCAAGGGCTTCGCTCGGCTGAACGCGATCGACACTGCCCGCGCGAAGCTCACCGGCCTCGGGAACGACGCCGCCACCGTGCAGACGATCATGGGCGACGCCCTGGCATCGGTGCGCGGAACCGCCTTCGGTCTCGGCGAGGCCGCGACCGTCGCGGCATCCGCCGTCGCGGCCGGGATCAAGCCCGGCGAGGCGCTGCAGGGCCACCTCAAGTCGATCGCGAACAACGCTTCGGCCGCGGGCATCTCCATGGAGGAGATGGGGTCGATCTTCAACAAGGCCGCGACCCAGGCCAACGGCGTCCAGAACGACGTCATCTCGCAGCTCGCCGACAAGGGCATCCCCATCTACCAGGCTCTCGCCGACCAGATGGGTGTCACCGCCGGCGAAGTGTTCAAGATGGCCTCCGACGGAAAGGTCGACTTCGAGACCTTCTCGAAGGCCGCGACCAAGGCCGCCGGCACCGTCGCGGACGAGATGGGCAAGACCGTCCCCGGTGCGGCGAAGAACTTCCTCGCCTCGCTCGGCCGGATCGGCGCGAACGCGCTGCAGCCCATCTATGGCAAGATCGGTCCGCTGATCCAGGCCGCGACCTCCGCGCTCGGCCCCATCGAGGAGCGGGCGAAGGCCTTCGGCGACGTCCTACTGAAGGTGCTCGGTCCCGCGCTAGACGGGATCACCGGGTTCCTCACCCGGATCGGTGAGGGCGCGTCGATCTTCTCCGGTGCCCTCGCGGGGATGCAGAGCATCGTTGGTCCACTCGCGGGCGCGTTTGTGGCTTTGGGCGCTGGGGGACTGGGCACGCTCCTGTCCCGCATTCCGCTGCTGACGACCCTCATCCCGGGCCTGACCGGCGCGCTGGGGCTCCTGGGTGGGCCGGTCGGGATCGTCGCCGCAGCGTTCGCGGGCTTGGCGGTCTCGGGCGCCGACTTCGGCGATCTCGCGATCGGGTTGACCGGCGTCATCGGGCAGGTAGCTGCGGCTGTCCCGGGCATCGTGCAGACGGTGGCGCAGGTCGTGCCGCAGATCGCCACGGAGATCCTGGCGCGGATCCCGCAGGTCATCTCGGTCGGGACGAGCCTCGTGCAGGCTCTCGTCGACGGACTCGTCTCCGCGGTTCCCGCGATCGCGACAGGTGCCGTGTCCCTCGTGCAGGGGCTGATCGCCGCGATCGTGACGTACTTGCCGGCGATCATCACCGCCGCTTTGCGGCTTGTCTCGGGCCTCGCGGTGGCGCTCATCGCGGCGCTTCCGCTGGTCGTGTCGGGCATCGTGACGCTCGTAACGGGGCTGATCACCGCGCTCGTGGGGATGCTGCCGACCCTCGTCACCGGGGCGATGCAGCTGTTCCTCGGGCTCGTGCAGGCCGTCATCAAGGTGATCCCGGTCCTGCTGACCACGATCATCGGGGCGCTCCCGGCGATCCTCTCGGCGCTCCTCGGGATGCTCCCGACGCTGCTGACGACCGCGATCCAACTGTTCCTGCAGCTGGTGCTCGGGCTGGTGCAGGTCATCCCTCAGCTGCTCACGACCCTCGTGGGCCTGCTGCCGACGCTGCTGACGACGATCATCGGGATGATCCCGATGCTCCTCGAGACGGTGATCCAACTGTTCCTTCAGCTCGTCCTCGGGCTGCTGACGGTGATCCCGCAGCTGCTCGTCGCGATCGTGGGGATGCTGCCGCAGATCATCACCACCCTGATCAGCCTCATCCCGACACTCCTCACCGCCGGGATCGAGCTGTTCAAGGCGCTCGTGACCGCGATCCCGGAGATGCTGCCACAACTGAAGCAGACACTCACCGACATGGGTCCGGCGATGGTGGACGCGATCATCGCCCTCGGTCCCGCGCTACTGGATGCGGGGAAGGAGATCATCCGGTCCCTCATTGACGGGATCGGGTCGATGTTCGGCGAAGTCGGGAACGCACTCGGCGGCCTCATGGACTTCGTCAGTGACTTCTTCCCCCACTCCCCAGCCAAACGGGGCCCCCTGTCGGGGTCGGGCTGGTACGCGCTCCGCTCCGGCGGCGCCGCGATCGCCGGTCAGATGGCCGGCGGAATCGGAGACGGGCAGGGCGACGTTGCACGAGCATCCGCAGCGATGGCGGCGGCCGCGCAGGCGGAAGCCGCGCGGGTGCAGTCGATGATCGGCACCATCTCCTCCACCATCACGGCGCAGAGCGCGGGCAGCGGTTCGGGTGGGGCAGCAGCACCGATCCAGATCAATCAGACGAACAACTTGGCCGAGATGGATCCCGAGGTTGCTGTCACCGCGGCGGGCCAGTCGCTCGCGGCCGTGGCGAGAAGGGTGAGCCCATGAGCAAGCTCGAGATCCGCGGGGAGGGGCTGGTCATTCGTGGCGGTCCCTCCCCATCGGCGGAGACAGGCTTGTTCGTCGGTCGCGACGGGTTGCAGGGGTGGCAGGGACTCCCCGCGCGTCGCCGTGAGGCGATGGTCCGGTCCCTCGCAGACGGGGAACACGACGTACCGGTGCGGCTCCCGGCCCGAGTCATCACGATCGACCCGGGCGTCATTCTCGCGCGCAGCGAGTACGAGTTGCAGCGCTGGTGCGATGCGGTGAACGGGTGGGGCGCGACCGGCTCCCGGTTCGACCTGACCGTCACCCACCTAGGGCAGGTGCTCACAGCGACCGTCCGCGTGATCCAGGCTGAGGGCGTCGACCTGCAACGCCGCGCCGGCGGACTCCTACGAGGGTCGTTCTCTGCACAGACGGTGGCAGCGGACCCGCGGAAGTACGCCGAGCCGCGCACCTTCCCCGTGACGGTCGCTGAGGGGACGGTCGTCGTGGACTCGCGGGGGAACTTCCCTGCCTACCCGGTGATCGAGTTCGACAACCCACCGTCGACCTATGTCGTCACTTCGCCGGGCGGGTCGTTCGTGGTGACTGCCCCGACTGGTGGCACGCACCGCGTGGACATGGCGACGGGGCGAGTCACCCGCAACGGGGTGTTCCTGCAGGGTGCCGGCCTCGGCCGCCTGTGGGCGATCCCGAACGACGCGCAGTGGCCGGTGATCATGTCGTCGCCCGGTCGGGTAGTCGTCCGCGACACGTTCGTGTGAGAGGGGGGCCGACCATGTCAGACCCGGAATGGTCCCTGTGGGTGCATGACCAGATCACCGGCAACCCGATGGGGCGGGTCAAAGGCAAGGGGGACTGGTCGATCAGTATCGGCGGCGACGGCCAGAGCAGCGTCACGGTCGTAACCAACGACGCGGAGGAGCCGTTCGAGCCCGGCTATGTCGACTACCTGTTCACTCCGAACGCGCGGATGCTGGTCCGCTGGTGGGGCGTGAACGGGGGAGCCCACCCGGACGACCTGCCCGTCTCGGCGCACAAGATCGAGGACTACGACTACGACCGCGACGCCGGCACCGTGGCAGTGTCCGCCATCGACCTTCTCGACTTCACGGAATGGCGGCTCATCGCCGGCGTTGGATCGGACAAGTCAGCGACGCTGACGATCACGAACCGCTCCGCCGAAGGAGCGGTGTGCGCCGCGTTCTACCAGATGATGAACATCGCCCCCGAGTGGGCGCTGCCGATCGACCTACCCGCCGACGACCCGGGCGGCTTCTCCGGCAAGTGGGAGTTCTGGAAGGGCCCCATGATCGCCGATGTCCTGAAAGAGATCCGTGACCGCGAGGGCGTCGAGATCTACCTCGAACCCCGCGCTACCGCGCTCGGCGGAGTCCGACTCAAGGTGCTCGTCGGCGCGCCGATCGTCGTAGGCGGAGTGAAGTTCAACCTCGACGCGGCCCGATCGCCCATCGCCGGTGTCCACTACCGCAAAGACGGGAAGTCTCAGAACACCGGCCTCCTCGGCGTCGGCCAAGGGACTGGCGAGGATCAACACACGAGGTGGGCCGGCGGGAGCTACATCATCCCGATCCGCGACACCCGCAAGACATTCCCAGACATGACCGGCGACGCCCTACAGCAAGCGACGACGACCGCGTTCCTCGCCAACCGGAATCCCGTCGTCCAGTGGGACATCGGGTCATTCACGATCGGCGACGACTGGACGCCTGACATGGTGCTCCCGGGTCGACTGCTCTGGCTTGAGATCCACGACGACCCCGTCATCCCCGACGGGGTGCACGCGGTGCGCGTGATCAGCCTCTCGGGTGGCGACGGCCTACAGCTGAAACCGGAGGTGCAGTGATGACGGTCAATCTCAACGACGTCACCTCGTGGATCAAGGAAATCTTCTACCGGCTGCGCAAGCTCGAATCGGGGGCGTTCCTCGAGAACTCCTCGATCACTCAGGGTCGGATGCGGTTCATCGGTGGCCTGCTGCTCATCGACTCGGGCGGCACACTGCAGGTCGTTGGCCACATCAACGGTGCCGGAGACTTCATCTGGACCGGCCCGTGGGCACTCAAGGGCGAGGGTGAGATCACCGGCAATTTTTCCCTGACGGGCAACCTCGACGTCGTAGACGATGGCCGCATCACCGTGGGCGACATTGAGATCCGTGACGGGAAGATCTACGTCGGGACCGGCGCGAGTCAGATCGTCATCGACGGCGCGACCGGTCGAATCGTCGCCGGAAATATGGCGATGGATCCGACGGTCGGTGGAGGCGCGCTCACCTACCAGAACGGCGCGCAGGTCTTCACCGACGCTGACACTATCCAGGTGTTCAAGGGCAACAGCGTCGTCCAGGTGACGGACGACTACGCCCGACTTCAGACCGGAGGCAACGTCGTGGAGATCAACGGCTCGGGTGTCCGGATGTCGCTCGCGGCAATTCCCGTGCAGAGTGGCACGGGGCTCCCCGCGGGCGTTCTATTCATCAATGCATCGGGCTACTTGCGACGATCCGACGGTAGCTAG